GGACTGCTGTAACTCAGGGAAACCGCACTGCTTACTTTAAGACCTCTGGTTGATTCGCTCTAACTCACCGACACTCTAACTAACACTTTCTTTCATTATGTCTCAACTCGAATTCTACACTTCTTTCCTGCACACTCATGCTAACAATGGAAATGAAATCCTGGACCTGATTGACAAGATCTTGGAGGGTGAGGTAGTATGGTTTGACCCCGATACTTTCTGACCTTAACTAACACGAACACCTCCGAGAGTTTCTGACACTTTATACACGAACATCTCGGAGGTCGTGTAGCTTACTCTCTTGCCATTTGAGCAGTTATGTGCGTGGCGGTTTATGTTAGCGCGGGGCGCGTATTAAAAAACGCTAACTTCCCTAACCTACAACGAACCCAAAAAGCGCTCGAAATAACAAACGCATTCAAAATTTTTTTTGCCAGAAAAAATCCTCCCATAAGGTCGTTTCTGAAAAACTCCAATCACTATATAAACCTGATAGTACAGGACGAGATAAATGGAGTTAAGTCTGGACTTTTATGACAGAGAGGTACTAATTGATTGTATTGAATATCGGTTAGAGAATGACTTAGAGTTAATTACGAATGATTCTTTAAGGGAAGAAATTGAGGACCTATTAGCATTGATTGAGGATGAGGTATAGGATTCTAGTAGACGGGGAAGAGATTGCAACTGATGTGCAGAAAGGCGACCTACAACATAAAGTTGAAATTGTCAGAGCATATTGCAATCTACTTCCAGAACATAGGTTTAGTAAGGTTACCTATGAGGAAATAAATAAAGACACCATTGCATGATTTGATTTGTAGTGGTAGAATGATTACGTTGCAATTCTAGTTTTATGTCTAAAGGATTTACAATTAAAGCGAATGCTCCGACACCAAAGAAGAAAGCTGAAGGAGAATTCGACATTGCTGCAGCACGGGAGATGGTTCGAGGTAAGTCGATCATCTTTTGTCTACCAGGTCGTGGAGTATCATACACATTCTTGAAGAATTTTGTTCAGTTGTGTTTTGATCTTGTCCAAGCTGGTGCAAGCATTCAAATTTCACAGGATTATTCTTCCATGGTGAACTTTGCACGATGCAAAGTATTGGGAGCGAATGTACTCCGAGGTCCAAAACAGGTACCTTGGGATGGTAAGTTGAAGTATGACTATCAGTTGTGGATTGACTCTGATATTGTCTTCAATACTGAAGCATTCTATAAGTTGTTGGTATTGGATAAAGATATTGCAGCTGGTTGGTATATGACCGAAGATGGTCATACCACATCTGTTGCACATTGGCTTGAAGAAGATGACTTCAAGAACAATGGTGGTGTTATGAACCACGAAACTGGTGAGACGATGCAGAAACGTCGCAAACCCTTTACCGTAGACTACACTGGTTTCGGATGGGTCTTGATTAAGAAGGGTGTCTTTGAGAACTTGGAGTATCCTTGGTTTGCTCCGAAGATGCAGGTGTTCGACTCTGGAGAGGTTCAGGACATGTGTGGAGAAGACGTAAGTTTCTGTTTGGATGCTAAGGAAGCTGGTTTCGAGATCTGGTGTGATCCTCGTATCCGCGTTGGGCACGAAAAGTCTCGTATTATTTGATGTTAAAAAAGGCGCGTTTCGGCGCGTCCAAAAACCGCGAAAAAATTTCTAAATTATTCTAAAGGATTGAAAGACTATGGCAGTGAAAGCAAAAGGTGGAATCAACAAGAGTGGTTGGATGCCTGGTAGCCCTAAGAAAACTCGTCAGGGCAATTCACCGAATTCTAAACTTTCGGCATCTTCTCGTAATGGTAAAAAGAAAGCATATCGTGGTCAAGGTCGTTGAATGACTGATTCATCAATCAGAGCAGTCCATCCACCTAACTTAGGATGGTTGGAGAAAACACTCTCTGTAAAAGAAGTGGACTTCCAACATCAACATGAATTCAACCCAACACATAATCATACAGGAATTTATAGTTTTGTTGTATGGTTACAGATACCAACAACTCATGAAGAACAGAATAAAGATAATGTATCAAATGCAGAATTAAAATCAACCTTTCAGTTTCAGTATCTCGATATCTTAGGAAAGATTCGGACACATACTTATTATCAGAATCCAGAACAAGAGGGAACATTACTCTTCTTTCCATCGGAAATGTATCATGCAGTTTATCCGTTCTACAATTGTGATGAGACTCGTGTCTCTATTTCAGGAAATATTACTCTGAAACCACACTAAATAATTGAAGAACTTTTAACTACACAACTCATGGCAGAAGAAAACACAGCTCCACGTTTGGGACCTAATGCATCTGATGGTGCTCCTGATGAGGAAGGTACCGCAACTTTTGGTTATGATGTAGCAGCACAAGCGTCTGCAAATCGTGGTCGCCCCGCTTCTAACCCTAACTCTCCTCTTGCTGCTGGTTGATGACTGAAAAGGAACAACATATTAATGGATGGATTACTAAATTAACTGAATCCAGACCAGAATTAGGTGGTCATGCAGTGTGCCCATATGCATCTGCAGCTAAAACCTTGATTAAAGAGACACCAATCGATAGCATTGTACCTGAAAGTGGGTATGATGTTATCGTTTTTGTCGTTGAAGACTTCTGGCGTTATAAACAAATGCAAAAATGGGTCAGATATTATAATGAAAAGTATCCATATTACAAATTCTTTGAAGATACTTCTAATATCGACACATTCATCCGTGGTGTTCAAACAAATAATGAAAAATATAACTTGATTTTGTGTCAATCAAAGGCAAAATTAAGAACTTTCCGCAAAAAACTTGCGGAAACTGGTTATTATGACTATTGGACAGACGATTATTTGGATGAAGTTCTTGGTGAAGACCGAGAAGAACTGAAATTAGATGAAAGGCCGGGATAGGAACCCCGTAAAAAGTTCTGATTTACCAAAATCAGGAGAAAAAATGTCTAATCATCCAATTCCAGACCAGGGAAAGGACTTTATTGAGTCAGGAATGACACTAATTAACGATCCTAAGTCCGACAAATATCTCAATATGTTAAAAGAGGTCTCTCATGACCATCTGAACGACGAAAAAAGACAAGAAAATTTGAATGGGTGAGTAAAAAATCGTCAAAATCTGTTATACATACTATAAATACCACCGATAGTTCCAGTAATGGTAAGGATTTCTCGAAAATTTAGGGATATTTCATTCTCATTTGCAAGAAATCCTGTAAATGATGATATTTTGTCGATTAATGATGCTGATGCGATTAAAAGAGCGGTCATAAATCTCGTCAGAACCAAATCTGGCGAGAGATTTTATAATTCATTGGTTGGTACTGGGGTTCAATCCCCAGAAATTGCAAATAATTTGAAAATTGACATTGAAAATGTCTTGAAAAACTATGAACCAAGGGTAGCTGATGTTGCAGTAGAGGTAAATTACCCTATTGATAGTAATGAAATCTATATTCAGATAGAATATTCTATCGTTGGTTTATCTCTACCGACACAAAACATCGAATTCGTCTTACAATCCACTAGAGTCTAATGGCATCATTTAATCAGTTTACAAATTTAGACTTTGCAGATCTGAGGCAACAGATTAAAGACTATTTGCGTGCAAATAGTGAATTTACTGACTTCGATTTTGAGGGATCTAACTTTTCTACCCTCATTGATATCCTTGCATACAACTCTTACATTACATCTTATAACACTAACATGGTTGCCAACGAGGCATTCATTGATAGTGCTACGTTAAGAGAGAATGTTGTATCACTTGCAAGAAATATTGGTTATGTTCCTAGATCGAAAAGAGCTGCAAAGGCAGAAATTTCATTTACAGTCGATTTGACTGGTGCTCTTGACGCTAGAACCTTAACTATTAAAGCAGGCCAAGTCTGTTTGGGTGCAGTAACGAATGGAACGTTCATTTTTTCCATTCCAGAAGATGTAACCGCACCTGTTAATGTTGATGGTTTTGTTAATTTTGACAATTTGGTTGTCTTTGAAGGTGTTTACTTAAAGTCCACCTTCACAATGGACTACTCTCAACCAAACCAGAGATTTATTCTACCTAATGTTAATATTGACACAACTACAATCCGTGTTAATGTTAGAGATCAAGTTTCTGAAGAGTATTTTGCATATCAGAATATTCTAAATGTAGACGATAATACAAGAATTTTCCTAGTCCAAGAAGTTTCGGATGAAAAACACGAAATCGTGTTTGGTGATGGTGTTGCAGGTAAGAGACCACCAAACGGAGCTACGATTGAAGTAAGTTATATTGTTACAAATGGTAGAGTAGGTAATGGTGCAAGAAATTTCACCTTCTCAGGTGAGATGATTGATAACAATCTGAATAGTATCACTGGTGGTATTTCTCTCATTCTCACGGGTACTCCTTCTGAGAATGGTGATGATATTGAACAACTTGATTCTGTCAAGTATCTGGCGCCTCGTGTTTACGCCTCTCAGTATCGTGCCGTGACCGCCAACGACTATAAAGGTCTTGTTCCGTATCTTTTCCCCAACGTCGAATCTGTGAGTGCCTACGGGGGTGAGGAACTCGATCCACCAGAATACGGAAAAGTTCTACTTGCGATCAAACCAAAGAATGGTAAGTTCTTATCTCAGGTAACTAAATTAAACATTCTCAGATCACTTAAACAATATTCTATTGCTGGTATTAGACCAGAAATCATTGACCTCTCTTATCTCTATGTTGAGGTTGATACGAGTGTTTACTACAACGTCAATAAGTCTAATAAACCACAAGATGTTCGTACAAAAGTACTAAACTCTTTGAACGTTTATTCTCAATCTGCAGACGTTAATCAATTTGGTGGTAGATTTAAGTATAGTAAGGTAACAACACTGATTGATGAAGCTGACAAAGCTATTACATCAAATATCACCAGAGTTTTGATGAGAAGAGATCTGCAACCAGAGTTTAACAATCTTGCAACATACGAATTGTGTTTCGGAAATAAGATTCATAGTAAGAAAAATGGATTTAGTATCAAATCCAGCGGTTTCAAAGTTTCTGGAGTATCTGAAACTTTGTACATGGCAGATGCACCTCAAGAAGATGAAGATGGAGTAGTCAGTTCTACATCTGGAACTATCTACTTCTTCAAACTTGAGAGTAACGTACCTGTAATTGTAACTCCAAGAGCAGGTACAGTTGATTATGTAAAAGGTGAAATTATTCTTGATGCAGTAAACATTATTTCTAGTGATGTGACTGATGGAATTCAAGTTCAAGCAATTCCAGACTCAAATGATGTTATTGCACTGAAGGACTTGTACCTCCAAATTGACGTTTCAAGTTCTGTGGTAAATATGATAGAGGATGTTGTAACCTCGGGTGAAAATACCTCCGCTACACAATACGTCTCAACTTCTAGTTACCTAAACGGCAAGTATACAAGATAAAATGTCAGAAATTAAAAGAGTTAAAATCGATTCCATCCTAGAGAATCAGATTCCAGACTTTATGTCTGAAGAGTCTCCTCTTTTTGTTGAGTTTTTACGTCAATATTACAGGTCACTAGAGAGTAAATCTGGTGCAATTGATATTGCTGTAAATTTGAATCAGTATAAGGGCATTCAGTCCTTCAACAATGAAACACTTGTCAAGAATACTACTCTGACAGAGGAAGTTTTAACTTATGATGATGAAATCTTGGTTGCATCTACGACTGGATGGCCAGATTCGTATGGTCTCTTAAAGATCGACGATGAAATCATCACTTATCTTGGAAAAACTGCTACAAGTTTTACTGGATGTATTAGAGGATTCAGTGGAATTGATGAAATTGAAGCCGTAGACAATAGAACGTTCTTAAGTTTTACAGAGACTGAAGCTGATGAACATGCGGATGGTTCTACTGTCCAAAATTTAAGCAATCTGTTCCTATTATCATTCTTTGAAAAGTTCAAGTTTGAATTTTTCCCTGGATTTGAAAATAGAGACTTTTTTGAGAACATTTCTATTGATAATGTTCTTTCTAGTGCAAGAGATTTCTATAATGCAAAGGGTACTGATAGTTCATACAAATTACTCTTCAAAATTTTGTATGGAACTGAGGTAGAAGTTAGAAAACCACAAGATTTTACTCTTTCCCCATCTGCTAACGAATATTTTAAGACTGAAAACGTATTAGTAGAACTTATCACTCCAAATCCCGATATTTTGAGTATCAGAGGAGGATTTCTTTTCCAAGATCTTCCAGATGTTGGTGAAGTTGGTGCATCTATTTTTAATATTGAGTATAGACCTGTAAATCGCAAAGATTTCTTTGAAATTTCATTAGACCAAGATTCTTTCACTGGTAATTTTCAAGTATCTGGTCAAACCAAATTAGTAGAAGACGTATCGGTAGGTGCTAACACTCTATTTGTAGATTCTACTATTGGATTTGCTCCTAGTGGAAAAATTTCGATCAAACCACCCGGCTCAAACTTCATTACTCTAGAGTATACTTCTAAGTCTACTACAACTCTTAATGGCGTTACTGGTTTAACTACATCTCTTGAAAGAGGACTAGAGATTCTTGAAGAAAAGTTTGCATATAGTTTTGTTGGTGCAGGAAATACTAGTAGAGTTGACTTTAGAATTGTAAACGTAATCAAAGATGTTGATTTTTCAAAAACCAGTGCTCTAGCAGTTGGTGATAAAGTTCAACTTTCTGGATTTGGCGAAAACCTATTTGATAAACCACAATTTAATTGTTGGATTTCTAATGTTCCATCTGTACACACTGTTGATACTGTTAGTAGACAGGGTGTAAACGTTTATCGTCTTATCACATTTGATGAAGTCATTTATTATAAGAGAGAGGATGTTGTTCTTACCAATGATCTTGGTCAAATATCTGGAGCTACAGTTCTTGATGTTGAATTTGAAGTTGGTGATCTAATTAGAAAGTATACTAATAGTATTCTTATTCAAATCGATGACGCTACATTCGATTTCAATAGAACTATTAAGTTAGAGAAGAAATTATTCAAGTTTAAACAATTACTTAACTACTTTAACAATAACGAAGAATTTCCTGCAGGTATTCAAAACACATATATTGATACCAGTAGAGAAAACTTCTATGTAACCTCAACTGGTGTACCAAACAAGACAATTTTCTCAAATGATGATAAGAGAACTGTCACAACTTCTGGTACCACTGGAATTACATCTATTTTTGATTCTCCTCAGCATGAATACGTTAGTGGAGATTTAGTTTACTATGATCCTGTAGATTCTACAGTTTCTGGCATTGCTACTGGTAAGTATAGAGTATTCAAAGTCAACGAAAATAGCATTAAACTTGCATTTAGTAATTCTGATGTCTTTAATGAAAAGTTCATCTTTGTAAATCGTGGAATTACTGGTGATAAAGTCGTAAAAGCAGACTTCTTTGGTAAGAAAATTGAAAACCAGAAGTTAGTAAAAACTTTCCCATATTCAAAGGTACAGAAAAAGTCCGAAGATATCAATGATAAAACTACCGACAGCAAACCTGTTGGTCTTCTTGTTAATGGTACAGAGATTCTATCTCCAACTCTATTTGACGAGAACTATTATTATGGAAGGATTGAAGAGATTATTGTAACCAATAGTGGTTCAGATTATGATGTTTTAGACCCACCACCAGTCGAAGTTAAAGATGAATTTGGTAGTGGATGTAAAGCACATGCAAACCTTTCTGGTGGTCTTACAAGAGTTAAGATCATTTCTCCTGGTGTAGGTTATCAGTCTAAACCTAAGATTAAAATTTCTGGTGGTAATGGTAGTGGTGCTGTACTTGAGTCTAACCTTGTTAGTTCTAGAATTTCTGTTGGTTTCAAGGGTGATACTGGTGTATCTGTTGCTGACAACACCCTGACTACGATTGACGATGTTTTATTTGTAAATGGCGAAGAAGTAATTTATAGTACCAATAACAACACCGATGTTCTCGGAATCGTTAATGGATCTTCTTATTTTGTTGGGATTGTAACTGACAAAAAAGTAAAACTATACAATAACAAACAAGATGCAGTTGCTGGTAATAATGAAATCCAGATTACAGGTATCTCTTCTGGTTTCCATGCACTAGAAAGTTTAAAGAATAAAAATACCATTACTGAGATCTATGTAAATGATCCTGGTGATGGATATTCTAATAGAGCGATTAAAGTTCCTTCTGTTGTTTCTTCCGACAACAGAACTCTTGGTGTAAACACTTTTGACTCGTACATTTATGCAACAAATCATGGATTCCAAAATTCAGAATTTGTTGTTTATGAATATACCGACACTGAAATTTCTGGATTAGATACTAGTAAGTATTATCAAGTCACTAAGATTGATGATAACAAGTTCCGTCTATCTGATGCTGGAACTGCAAGCAGTACAACAGATTACAAGTATGTCAAGTTTGAAAGTCTTGGTGTAGGAACTCATACTATTAAGTATCCACCAATTACAATTTCTATCGAATCTACTTCTGAACTTGAAAGTATCCCTGTAATCACTCCTGTGGTTAAACCAATCGTGTTGGGACAGATTGATGATGTCTTCGTAGAAGATGGTGGTGTTGGGTATGGTGTTACTGACATCATTAACTTCCACAGAAGACCAAACGTAGGTGTAGGTTCTATTCTTTCTAATGCGGTTCTCAAGCCCATTATTATTAATGGAAGTATTACTGACGTAAAAATCATTAACAGAGGAAAAGGATATAGAGTTGACTCGGATATTATTGTTCAGGGCGATGGTGATTTTGCTCAGTTGGATCCTGTTGTAGATTCTGAGGGTAAACTTCAGTCAATTAATATCGTTAATGGTGGTATTGGTTACGGAAGTAGTAATACATTCTTATCAATTCAAAACAGGGGCATTAATGCCAAGTTTATTGCTAATGTCAAGAGGTGGAAAGTAAACCAAGTTATTAAGAAGAAGAATACAATTAGTCCAGATGATGATGGTGTACTCTATCCATCCTTCAATCCAAACTTTGGGCTCCAGTTCTTCACTTTCTATCCTTCTAAGGTTCTAAGATTTGAAACTCAGGATAACTTTAATATCCTGAATAAAGAAGCAACCACAAATCTTCAACACTCGCCCATTTTAGGTTTTGCGTATGATGGTAACCCCATCTATGGACCTTATGGTTACGACAAACCTGAAGGTGGTCCAATTCGTAGAATGACATCCAGTTATACTAATAACCCAACAGTCAATCCACAATTAAGACCTCCTCAACAACAGGGTTACTTTACTAATGACTATGTTTATGATGGTTCTGGAGATTTAGACGAACATAATGGTAGATTCTGCGTAACTCCTCAGTTCCCAGATGGAACATATGCATATTTCTACACTGTTAGTGTTGACCAATCCCAAATTTCTACTCCTGTATATCCATATCTGATTGGTCCAAGTTTCTATGATAATCCAATTTCAAATAACTTCTTACCAACTTATAACCAAGATGATTCAACCATCTTTACTACTGATCTAGTAAGAAATGTTTCTAATTACTATCTAACTAATGCAAACTCCGATTATCCATACATTGATAGAGTTGGTGAATCTTTCAAACAGGAATTCCGTGTAACTGACATTCAGACATCTTCTATTGAAAATGCAATTGTCTTTACTGCTGGTAAACACTACAAGATTGATGATATTGTACAAATTGATAATGGAAATTCAGGAGGTGGTGGTGCATCGGTTTCTGTATCTGAACTTGGTGGTAAAGATATTGAATCTGTTGGTGTTACCGAAACTGAAATTAATAATGTAGAATTTAGAATTAGAAGTACAGAAATTGAAGCAATCTGTTCACAACCTCACAACATTGAGGATCTGGAAGATGTCTTTATTTCTGGAGTTTCCACTATTACTGCAAAAGCAATCAATGGTGTTAAAGAAGCTAGAGTTAAATCCAAGTCAACAGAACTTCTAGAAGATATTCTAGATGCTGGAGCAACGGGAGTTTCTACGTTTATTAAGGTTAAGGATACTTCTGGATTTAAATCCAATGATTTCATTAGTGTTGATGGCGAAACACTATTAATTACTGGTGTTTCTTCTCAGAGATCTGGTTTCTATGTAAACCGAGTTAATAATACTGGTATTCATACTATTGGAGATGGTCTTGTATCACTTCTGCCAAATAGATTCTCATTCAACATTGTTGGTGAGATTGATGATTATACTTTTGAGAATACAACAACATTCTTTGATCCAAAAGAAACGGTAGGTACTGGTGTTGCAGGTACCACTAGAACTGTTGTTGGATTTGGTACAACAAGTTTTGAAAACAGATTCATCCCAACTAGAAGTATCTACATTCCAAATCATAACTTCTTTACTGGTGAAAAGGTAATCTATAACGTTGGTACAAATGGTGCTCCACTATATGTCAACAATGTTGGCGTTGCTCAATCTTTTGGATTGACTAATGGACAAGAACTTTATACAGTAAACTTGGGTCTCAATTACATTGGACTATCAACAGTCGGATTTACGACAAGTAGTTCTGATGGTATTGGAACAACCAAAAACTCTCTTGAGTTCTGGCCTTTCGATGACCAGTTTGGTATTGTTGGTGCTGCACATTCTCTAACTAAAACTAACCAAAGAATTACTGGTGATGTCTTTAGAAATATTGGCATTATTACAACTAAAACAGCACATGGACTTCAGATTGGTGATGACTTCAGACTGAAGTTTACTGGTACTACGACGGATAGTTATAAAATTAAACTTGACACCATCAATAGAAAGGTACTGGTCGATGATATTTCTTTTGCGGATTCTAAAGTTGATCTGACAACAAACTCTATCGATATTTCTGGGTATTCTAAGTACAAGAAACTCAAGACAGGTGATAAAGTTGTTTATTATGCAGCAACTCCAATCACAGGACTATACAATGGAAAAACATATTATATTCTGAAAGACTCCACAGATAAGATCAAACTATGTGAGTTTGAAGCGGATATCAATACTACATCAGCGGTTGATCTGACTGCTGTTGGATCTGGAACTGCTCATATGTTCCATCTAATTAATCCACCTCTAGATTTCTTCAGAGGAACTATTATTGAGTTTGATGTTTCCGACACGACTCTTGCTCAACTTGATATGGTATTCTCTAAGGATGTCAATCTCACTAAGAGACTTGATCTTCTTGGAACTGACGTAGATGGTTTTGCTATCGATAGAGATGGTCAACCTGGAACTGCAGATGCTAAGATTACTGTTGACACTAGAAGTGAATTCGTACCAGATAGTTTCTTCTATACCTTAGTTCCTAAGGGTGCTGCAGAACAATATAAGAAAGAGATTTCTTCTGACGATAGTATTGTTTCCGCAAATAAGATTACAGTCAAACCTCATGGTTTAAATGGTGAATTTAGTGTTGTTGGTCTTTCTACAGATAACGATAAGAGACTTACATTCGTTGTTAGAAACCCCTTGAACATCGTTGAAAAATCCATTATCGGGAATTCTACTTACGAGTATACTACGACCTCTCAGAACGTCACTGGACCTATCAGTAAGGTTAGAATTAACTTTGCTGGTAGAGGATATACAAAACTACCAACAGTTTCCAGTATTGTTTCTGCTGCTGGTACAGATGGTGTTGTTAGATTTGAATCTTCTACAATCGGTAGAATTGAAAGTCTAGAGAGAATTAAAGATGGATTTGACTATCCAACAGATCCTACTCTAACACCTACTCTGAGTGTTCCAACTGTTGCAGGTATTAAGAATATTAGAACAATTGATAGAGTTGCAATTTCTACAGGTGGTAATAATTATTCTAGTGCTCCCGAACTTGTAGTACCAGCAAAACCAAGTATTGAACTTATTGCAGTTACTCAGTTTGGTTCAGTTGTTGATGTTATTATCAACAAGAATGATACTGCACTTGCAGATCCACTCACAATTATTCCTATTCGTAATAGTAATGGATTTGATATTGATGAAATTAATCATAGTAATGATGTAGTTACTTTTGAACTGAATAATGATCCAGAAGTTAATCCATTTATCACTCTTGGTTATGGTCAAACTGGATATACTTTCCCATTCGCAATCGGTGATGAAGTATTTGTAGAAAACTGCAGACTAACTAAAGATTCTAGAATCGCGGGTGAGAATAACTTCAACTCCATTCAGTATGATTATGCATTCTATCCTGTAACAGGAGTAAGCACTCTTAATCAAACTGTTACATGTGATCTCACTGGAATTTCTACTGGAACTCTTGGTGATTATGATGGTGAAATTACTCAAGGAACCATCATCAATAAAAAAGACATGCCTGTCTTTAATATGGTTCTCAGTGATGATGTTAGGTACCAGTCTGGAGAGAAAGTTACTTCACAATTTTTCAGTGGTAACGTAATGGAGAATGGTTGGGACAATGATGTCAACCAAATCAGAATTAACAACTCCATCGGTAACTTGTTTGTCAATGATAAACTGAGAGGTGAAAACTCCAAGATTATTGGAACTGTAGATTATTTTAATACTTTTACTTTGAAGGCAAATCTTGGTGTTTCTAGAACCAAAACTCAAGTTGCAGATATGTCCTCTGGTATTCTAAATGATTACCTACAAAGTATTTCTGATAACTATTACTTCCAGAAGTTCTCTTATGAACTGAAGTCTACTATCCCATATTCTACTTGGAAGGAATCTGTTAAATCTATTGTCCACCCATCTGGATTTAAAGAGTTCTCCAACTATAACATTGAAACTCAACCAACACTTGCAGAAGTAACTTCTGGTATTGCGAAGTCTACTTCAATGAAAGTTACTCTTGCAGATACTGCACCTACTTTGAGTGTTAATATTGATAGTGAAATGAGTTTCTTCGATAAGACTAATTTTGGTCTTGTTTACGAAGATGAACCTCTTGCAGATGGAAGCGTTAAAAAGGTCTTCTTCCCCGAGGGTGTAGAACTACAACCATATATCATTAACAGAACAAATAAAGTTCTTGCAGTTGATGATATCTCAAGTCAGTTTGATGGAACTGTTACTCAACAACTTAGAGGTAGATATGCAGATGCTGCAGATTTACTTGGATTAAACCGAGACTTTATTGCAGAAGAAGTCGTTGCTAAAGTTGAGTATAACTATGTAAATGTTGGATTAAATACAGTTTACGATAGATCTAAACTTCTTTCAGAAACAGGAAAACTCGTTGACTCTGTTGCCCACGATCTTAAGTACAATTCAAATAATGAAACTGTAGATTTTGGTCTTGAGTATTGGTCACAGGGTGGACCAACTGGATTTGCTAGAACTGAAAGCCTCTATGGATATCATTACTTCAAGTTCCTTGGTCAATATGTAATTAATAATCAGACTCCACCAACTCTCTATCAAAGCGGAACCCTTCAAAGATTTAACTTTGAGGTCATTGATGATCCAGCAAACTTCTACCTGACTAGAAACAAAGATTCTAGAGACCTGATTGTTTTCAACAAAGAAGAAATTCTTGATAAGTCTCTTGCATCTGTTTCTAAGGAATATCCTAACTTCTACTTCCCTGGTTCTCCTCAGACTGAAGCGAAGTCTAGATATCTTCGTTCCTATGGAATGATTCAAAATAACAAACAGGAAATCATTGACGAGGCATGGGATGAAACAGTTCTAATCTATAATAGCATTAGTGATAAGGAAGACAAGTACAAACGTGAAATGGGTAAACTGGTTGATGCAGTTTCCATTGACACATTCCTTGGTGGTAATACTTATACTAGAGATTTCTCTGGTTTCTATTTTGATGGAGCGGGTAATCCAATCACCGATCCAGAACGCACATTTGTCGGTGAAGAGGCACAAACGATCTATGCATTCAGTCAGGCTAGAATCTTCATGGAGAAGGCGGTTTCTAACCAACTAACCATTAAAGATCTAACTGCACCTGTTGGACCTTCCACTTTTGGTAGTGGTGGACCTAACGTTGCAATTACATCTACCGCTGCTTGTGCAGACGTTCAACAAACTCTCACAACTCTAACTCAAATCACAGTTGACGTAATTTCTGCTGGATCCACAATTGGTTTACCAACTGCAAATGTTGGAACATACACCACAGGTGGTCTGAAGTGTCGTCGCGATCTTCAATACATTGTTGATGGTGTTGCACAGGACATTGCATATGACACTAATCAACATACAGTAAGAAATACCAAGTTCTATTTCAAACCAGATGGTACTCAAAAACTTGATGGTCTTATTGGTGAAGAAGATGAGTCCATCTACATCTTCGAGTCCTCTGCGGACTATATGAAAGATGCAATCACCAATCAACTGAACTATAAGGATCTGAGAATTGCTATTGACCCAGTAACTGGTGTAAACACTGATCCTAGCAATTACGCTGATATCCAAACTGACATTGATACCTTAGTCGGTATCTTAACAGTTGCAATTGGAAACAGCAGTCTTGCAGGAATTCCTACAGTTGGATTTGGTACTGCAGATTGTTCTGATGTAAGACAATCTCTTGCAAATTATGTTGGTATTGCTACTGGCATTATTGGATTCGGTACAGCAGTTGCACCAGAGAAATATTTCCCTTCTAAGACTAGAGGTGGAATTGCAGTTGGACTATCCACATTCAGACTTAAGAACAATAACACAAGTCTATTCAAGCATGTCTTCAGTGAGGGTGCATTTGATATCACTAACAACATTATTAACATTGCTAACCACAATTTCCAAACTGGTCAAGAACTTCTCTTTGTTAAGGAGAATGGTGATGACGTTGGCATCGGAACAACTTCTTTCGTAGAAGATGCAACTCTCGATGTTGTAATGAACATCTCTGATACCTTCGGTGGTACGGCAGTTCTTGAAAATGGATACAACGTTGCAATCTCTGGAACCATTAGTGGTATTTCTACAACATCTGTAGTTGATGCAAACTCCACAACACAATTTGTTCAGTGTATTGGATCTAATGGTGGTACTGGAACAGACGCAGAATTTAGAGTATCAATTAACTATGATGGTTCTGGTGTTCCTATCTCTACATCCATTCAACCAACAGCGGGTGGTAGTGGATATGCAGTAGGTGATACAATCACAATTGCTGGAACACAGATGCAAGCAGCATCTCCTGCGAATGACTTGACTTTCGTTGTTACTAAGACTGGACCTTCTGCAGTCGCTACTCAGGCAAATCAATCTTATTCCAATGTCACTGCAGGAACTGATCCTGCCGGTGGTACTGGTGCAATCTTTAATGTCACCAGAGGTTCTTCTGGATATATCAGTAATGTTGATGTTGTCAATGGTGGTTCTGGTTATGCATCTACATCTGTAATTACAATTCCTCAGGCTGGTATCGGTGGTACAGATTCTACCGATGACATTACAGTTACCCCAACATTATTGGGTACGAAGACTATGCCTTCTACGGTATATTGCTTCAAAGTTACTGATAATCAGATTAAACTATTTGGTCTTTCTACCACTGCAACTTTCATCGATGTAACTGATGTCGGTGTTGGTACTTATAGTGTTGAATATAAGGATCCAAATGCAAGTGCAATTATTACCATTGATGGTATCATTCAGACTCCACTGAGATTTAAGTCTCTAAGTGTAGATCTTAAGAATTCTATCGGATCTGCAACTACTACAATTGCTAAACTTGCTACTGGAGTTTCTTCTGTCAGAACTAATGATGTTCTGAATATTGGTGCAGAATATGCACTTATTAAGTCTATCGGAGTTGGTGCAACTAATGAAGTTGTTTTGGAAAGAGGTTCATTTGGAACACCTGCTGCAGCACATACAGTTGGAGCAGCAGTAACAGTTCTAACAGGTGACTTCAACATTGTTGGTGATGTCATTCACTTCTCATCTCCACCATTCGGTAAGATTGGACCTGCAGGTCTACAGACTGGTTCTATCTTTGGTGGTAGAGTCTTCAGTAGAACTTTTGATGCAGCTAAACCAGAAGATAAGAATCTTCTATTCGATGACCTTTCTCTAGCTTTCACTGGTGTTGCTGCAACTGAATTTGCAATTAAGTCTCAAAATCAGACGACAACAACAATCTTCAACGATGTAAACTCTGCTGTTGATATCAACAACAATCCTATCGTACTGATTAACAATGTACCACAGGATCCAATCGTTGATTATACAGTTGATGGACCTTCTGTGAACACCCTGAAGTTCCTCTCTGGAGTACCAAAGGCTGGTAAGATTTCCAAAGTTGAAATCACCAACAGCTTTGGATATGAACCAAAGATTGGCGCAGCTGCAACAGTCACCATCGATGATTTTGGTCAAATTGACACTATTACAATCAACGAAGGTGGTACTGGATATCAGTCTGCACCTGATGTCAGTATTGCGTCCACAATCGGATATGGAGCAACAATCACTGCAACAGTCAGTGCTGCTGGTACAGTAAATGGACTGACAATCGTAAATGCAGGAACTGGATTCACTGGAACATCTCTACCAGAAATCAGAATTGGTATTCCAACAGGATATAGTAATCTGACCGCAGAATATACTGGCGGAACCAGTGGTGATGGACAAGATGCACGTCTTTCTGTAGTTGTTGGTCAGGGTTCCAGTGTCGTTGACTTTAAGATTGATAATCCTGGTATTGGATATAAGGTTGGTGATGTTATCAAGGCAGCTGGTCTTATCGAAGGTTCTGGATTTAGAACCGATTCTCTATCGATTACAAATCTAGTCTATGATGAGACTACTGGATTCACTACCATTACAACTGGTTCTGCACATAATCTATCTGTTCTTGATAATGTAAGAATTACTGGTGTTGGTTTAACTTGTGGATATGACGAAGTTGGTATTAAGTCCTTCACGTATGATAATGTAACTGGTATTTGCACAGTAACCACCTGGGATCCACATGGTGTTCTCACTTCTGATGTTGAAAGAAGACTTACACCTTCGACTGCAACCTATTGTCCACATACTGGATTTACTACACTTACAGTTTATGGACACAACCTGGAAGAAGGAGACTTCATCAGACTAGAAGATAATTCACTCACATTTACTTGTGCTTTAGATGGTAATGCTACCAACCACACATATCCAAGATCCACTGATCCAGCTGCTGGTAAGTTCCTAGAGATTACGGATATCACTGGTGATGAAGTCACAATCAATGTTGGTGCAGGTGGAACAGATACAAGCGCACATACATTTGTAAGTGCAACTCCTAACGCGATTACAGTTAAGGGTCTTAAGTCCAATAAGACTGCTGATGAAGTTTATCTACACAACGTCAAGTTCCTTTGCACTGAAGAACATGCGGGTGTAACTACAGACATCTTCCCAGATGGAACTGCTCCATATGGTTTTGTCTTCCCTGCAATTTCCTCTCCAGGTGTAACTACCTTCACAATGCAGGCAGGTGTTTCTACGATTCCTCATGTATTCGCAGGTTACACTGAACTGGGTATCTCCACATTCAACTATTCACAAAACTCTGGTATTTGTGTCATTGAAACTCATGATGCACACCACCTGGTTGCAAATGAGTGGGTAACTCTTGCAGATCTCAAACTGAAGTGTACTGATGCAAATTATGATAACTATGCAGGCATTACCTCAACCCTGTTCCCATATCGTGCAGGCGTAAACACTTATGGTGATGCATATCCTGCATCTTCTCCATCTGGTTTCTCCTTCAAGGTCACTCAGGTTGATGATGCAAATACTTTCCGAGTTAATGCAGGTATTTCCACAATCGTACACGCATACGAAGGATTTGGTGCAGTTCCTCTATATGGATTTGATTATACCGAGTCTGTTGGTGTTACTACAATCACTCTCACCGAAGACCATGATCTTTCCGTTGGTGATTGGGTAAATCTGAAAGACATCATTCTAAATTGCCCTGCACATGCAACTGGAATTACAACTTACAATGTAACTGCACTCGATTATAATGAAGTCGTTGGTATTGTCACTATTACTACAGATGCTGCTCATGGACAAACTGTTGATGATTATGTAAGACTTGCAGATATCTTCCTGACATGTACTGCAGAACAC